CACAATGCCCTCTGCAACCGACATCTTAAACAGCAGCTTGAAGTTAGCGAAGAATATCGGGCAGATTACAGTCCATGGCTGCGTGCACTTCCTGGCACTTACTTGGAATGCCTCCAAGGTAGGCTCAGTGATGACGGACTGGAACAATGGCTCGGGAGATATTCAATGGCAAGAAGAGCCCAGATACGACAGTGCATGGAACGAAATGGCTTCGAACCCGGACGAGTTAAACCCTTCATTAAAAGAGAAGTACTCGCCAAGGTCGTCACAAAAGCAAGAGCCATACAGGCCTACTTCAACGATGCAACAATGGCAAAACTCGCAAGGGAATTCGCCGCATTTCAACAGGCCATCGTACAGACACTTAGAACGGTCCCGCTTGACGTTGGAGGAATCCCTGTACATGCAACAATTGCATGCGGACTCAACCACGCCGACATCGGACACTGGCTTGACAGGATCATGGAAGTATCGAGTCGCAAATTCTTCTATGAACGTGATGGCAAGAATTGGGATTCTACCATTCAGAACTGCCATTTCCGGCAGGCCTATAAGTTTTACGAAAAGTGTGATCCAGAGTTGGTCAGCTTTGCTCAAGCTTGTGAGAACACCAGAGGAAAGTATCAAGATAGGTTGGGAAGATGTGTTAGATATAACGCTGTGGGCACTCGAAAAAGTGGCCATAATGATACATCTAGTGGGAATAGCATCATTAACGTCAGCATCTTTGTTGAGGCTGTCCTCCGTGAGTGCAGCCAACAAGGCGTTCCTACACCTTGCAGGGTGGATGTCATTGTCCTTGGTGATGATCTTCTTGCCGTACTGCATTACCTTCCCGATCAGGATAGGTTTGGCCTACTTGATCTGCCAGAGTTTGGTGATAGTTTGGGGCGACGTTTGGAATCGACCGAACGACAATTGGGTATTGAACCAGAGGCACGGGTATTTCAAGATCCTCTTGATGTCACGTTTATCTCTGGTGTTTTTTACCCATTGGTTGGCTCTGGTTTCAGTTTCGGTCCTATCATGGGTCGTATGCTGAAGAAACTTTTCTATTCAACCAGGCAGCGGGCTCCTAAAACCGAAGCTGCCTGGCGTTCTACTGTAGCTGAATCTTTCATGGCCTTCTTTGGAGATGCCCCCATTTTGAGGGTTTTCTTGAAAAGGCAGATTTCAACGTGCAAGAGGGTGGAATCGGACAAGTATCAAGCAAAACTCCTTGATCGTCGGCCCCCTATTGATTGGACCATGTATATGTGGAGACGGTATCAGTTAACCTGGGAGGATGTCCGGACAGCTGAGGCATTTTTGTCGCACCTGCCGGTGAGTCCAGGATACATTTACCAAGAAACCCTACAAGACATGGTTAGAATCGACACAGTTGATATTCTTGAAAGACCAGTGCTCGGCAGCACAATGTACAGAACTTCTTCTTAGAGGTTTTGACTTGTAAAACTTGCTTTGCAACTTTCAACATTAAAATTAATTATTTACATTCCTTTATAACGATATGGTCAAAGGTAGAAGAGAAGAAAGAAAAGAACGTAAGGAGAAAGGAGGAAGAATCGCAGCCGACAAACGGCGTATCGAACGAACTCGTAGGGAAATCCGAAACATCCGGGGTAGAAATGCCCTTAGTAGAGTTGACGGAGGAACCCCTCGTGAGCGTGTCCCTGTTAGAGTAGTAACAAGGGCACCAGTGTTGGAAAATCGTGCCCCCCAGATGCATGCAACTGCCAATAAGTGTATTGTATCTCACCGCGAACAGTTCTTTACCCTTAGAGGGCTTGATCTGGGCGCCACTGGCATATCCGTTCGACAGCCAATAAATCCCGGAAATCAGTACATGTTCCCTTGGCTTTCCAGGGTGTCTC